TCCAGTTCACGGTCACGTTGCTGAATAACAGGGTCTTTAAGTTTTTCTTGTATTGATTTCTGTCTTTCTTCAGCAATATCTTTATGTAAGACTCGCTGTGCCGCTTCAGATACTAACTGAGACAATCGTAATTCGATGTCTTCTGGTAGTGGCTCATCGGGTGGTGGAAGTGGCACACCGAGTTGTTCTTCTATTTCTTTTCTGTATTGGAAAGCAATATGTTCTGTTACGTGTTCTGTAAATGCTCCTAATATAGCGTTAGCATTTTTGCTCTGACCAATCATCTTTCTTATTTTCGGGTCATCAGCCATAGCCATGTGAGTAGCTATATGTGCTTCGTGGTCTTGATACATGAAAGCTTTTACAGGCTTTTCGTTTAGTATATTCATATTCTCAGATACAGGATTAGTAGGCTCTATATCTTCTTCTAGTGGTACTATGCTTTCAGGTTCACGTATACCTAAAGTCTCAAGCATCTGCCTATGCAATTCTGCCATGTTATACATCTGAGGTGACTGTTGAGCAAGCTGTAAAGCAGCTTGATACTGCATAATCCTTTGTGCTGTTGTAGAAGCATTAGGGTCAGATACCGGTATTACATCAACTTCATCGTCAAAATCGCTAGGAAGCAATTCTTGACCCTCTGTTTCGTATGGATATTCAGTTGGACCAAAATCTCTTATAATTCCTGAAAGAATATTCAATTCTTTCTTCATAGAAGCATGAATTCTAGCTTGAACTGACCCCATGACCTTCATAGAACGCTCTAAAATGGCTAAAGTTGTTCCAACAGGGGCTTGATTGTTCATATCAGCCACTTTCATGTCAGCTACAGACGCAAATCTACGTCCTTCTTCTACTAAATTATCTAATAATTGATATAAAACGCCTGAAGGCTCTTTATATGGTAAAAAAGTTATATTATCTCGTATTGCACCGCCCGGAACGTCTACATCTCTGAACTCACCCGGCATAATTGGCGTNTCATCGCCTTTAATTCGTAGTCCTCTGGACTTTAAACCACCCGGAAGGTTAGAAAGTGTACCTGCATCTACTAATTGTCTTAACAAGCTTGTTGCAGACTTAGCAATACCGCCTATTAGNTGNATTAAACCAAATCCATAAAANCCTAATCCCGGTAAATATTGGTAATGAACAAAATGTTGTCGAGACATCTTCTGTTCATCTTGCTCATACCAATTTCTTCTTATAGAAAGTATTTTACGAGATGAAAAATCAATCGTAACTATATAAGGTAGTGCTATTCCTGTAGGCATACCGTCTTTTAAATCAGGAAATTCCTCTAAATCAAGGTCTACCATCATTTCTAACAACGTATGTCTGTTGTCATAGTCATAACTGGTGCTGTCACCAGTCAATTTATTGTATTTTTCCTGTATATCGCTTAAATTTTCAGAAGGTTCATCTAATTCTATGTCTCTATAAAAGCCATTAACCTGTAATTTCCTAACTTCGTTAGGAGTTTTCTTCATAATGTGCGTAGCACGTTCACAAGTTGTTAGATCGGCAGCACCATAACTCACTACAAAGTCTTCAGCAGGTACAAACATAGAGCAAGGTCTATTCATATTGGGATCAAAATAGACTTTTCTGAAAGCAGAACCTGCTAATGGCAGGTTAAACAGTAACTTTTCTGTTTCTGTACGATATTCAGTCATTCTATCTGTTAAAAGATAGTTCAAATAGTCTTTAACACGGGCTGCTTGTTGTTCTTTTTCCCTTGTTATACTTCCTACTACCTGTGTTCTTACTGGTCCTTTAGGGGGAAATACTTCAGTTATAGCTTGTGCCTGAAATCTAACAACAGCTTCTGTTAATAATGGGTGAAAAACACCACACGCACCATCCCAAGGTGTAGTTCTATCTTCAATTTTAAGCCCTAATTGATCTAAACCCTTAACATAGGTCTCTTCCCAATCTGACCTAGACTCTTTATCGCTTAAATAGTTAGATACTAACTCAGATGCTAACTCATCTAGGCTAGAATCTTCCATAAACTCTGCTAAGTTATCATTAAAATCATCTGTAAAGTCCACAGCATCAGGGTCAAAGTCTATAAGCAGACCTCCATCTTCTGTTTCTATAGCTACTTCTTCAGGATTAGTGACCAAAATTTCTAATGGACTACTCTCCACTATAGCTTCAGGTGTTTTTAACGGATTGTCTGCCATTTATTTACCTAGATTTTTTCTTTCTAATAACTTTGGGTTTCTTGTTGCTTGTTTTTTTAGGTGCTTTTCCACCTACCCAAGCTTCATTAACATCTTCTGTAGACTTATCATCAGCTACAAATTTGCCTGTTTTAGTTCTAGCCCTAACAGGTTTTGTTTGTTTTGTTTCTCTTGCTTTAACTGCTTCTTTACTTTCAGTTAAAAGTTTTTCTATAGCTTTAGCTTCCTTATTAACTTTATCAGTTATGCTGTCAGCTTTTTCTACTGTTTTTCTTTCAAAGAAAGAAGATATTTTTGCCCAAAAACTCATGTGTGCTCCTTAATAATAATCTGCCCTTGTTCCTATAAACTCTTCATCTTCTTCATCCGAGTATAAAGGAACAAACCCACCTTGGCGAAATCTTAACAACGCTTGCGTTGAAGCATCTACCAAGTCATCGTGCTCTCCACTAGGAAAAGCTGCGAACTCTTCTATGACTTCCTCAGAGAATCTTTTCTCTGGTGCCCATACTATACCTGATGCAAATAGATCAGCTACAGCGTTAACTCTTGCTATCTTATCATTACCCCTACTAGGAGTGTATTCTGAAACCGGTATACCCATTTGTCTTAGTTCAAAGATTAATGGCATACCAGCAGCTTTACCCTCTACTATAAATGCGTCAGGTTGCCATTCTTTCCAATGATCAAATGCTTTCTTTTTAAGTTCAGGAAACTCCATACGATCCTTAAAAGCATCTAATAGTATTACGTTTGGCTCTACAACTCCCGTGCCTTCGCTTTCGTTATAAAAAACTCCCCAAGTAGTACAGGCTGAAAAGTCTGCTCTTTGGGTCTTTAAGAAAGCCGTGTCCCAAGACTGTATTATAAACTCACAAGGAGGCGGTTGATTGTATTCCCAATTCTTCCACCACTCTCTTTTAACAATAGCACCCTCTTCAGAAGTAGGGTCTTGTTGATACTGAGCAGACCATTTAGATACCGGTAGTTCTGCTTTCAGTTTTTCTAATTCTTTTATATCCCAAAACTCTTGCCACAAGCTTTTACCTGAAGGAAGTATTGCTGGAAACTCTATAACCTCCCAATCATCAACACCGGCTCTGCTTTCCTGTGCTTTAAGTATTTGACCTGTTAAGTCTCTTTTGTGCCAACGTGTCATAACAATAACGATTGACCCGCCGGGTTGTAAACGCTGTCTTGGTCCTGAAGTGTAGTATTCGTATACTCTATCAAATACAGAAGGGTCTCCACTCTGTCCTTCTTGCTCTGAATGCGGGTCGTCTATAATTAAAACATCCGCACCTTTACCAGTAACTGCACCGCCAACACCTATCGCAAAGTATTCACCACCTTTGTTTGTATTCCAACGTCCAGCAGCTTTAGAGTCAGACTGCAAAGCTACATCAGGGAATACACTCTTAAAGTCTTCTGATCCTACTAAGTTTCTTACCTTACGACCAAAGCCTACCGCTAATTCCGCCGTATGTGCGATCTGAATGATTTTCTTCTCTGGGTACTTACCCAAGTACCATGCCGGTAGTAAATAGGACGCAAACTCTGATTTTGTGTGTCTAGGCGGCATATTGATAATAAGCCTTTTCAGTTCACCTTTAGCAACACGATCAAAAGCATCTGCCATCTTCGTATGGTGATATCCTTCTATGAAAGCTGACCATATATGCTTTACAAAAGGTAGGAAGTTATCGCCGCACTCCTGTCTGTTCTTAGATTGTTCGTACTCTTCCAATAAAGATAAAAACCTTTTCTGTTCACTAACAGGTAGTTGTTTAATTTTATCTAAGTATGGATTTGACAAGTTAGCCCCCGCAACGTTTATAGATTTCTACGACTACTAGGAGAGCAATCATATTTGAGGATGTTGTAGGGGCTAGGGTGTTCTTTCAAACTATTCAGGGCGAAACCGCCCAAGATTTTACACATATTACGCACCTTCTCATGTTCGTCAAGTGTTTTCTTCTAAATTTTTCATGCGGCTTCTCAGGGCATCCATGTCCCGCAGCCACTCTTTTTTCTTATCTGCTGTAGTAGAGTCCTCGCTCGCAATTTTTTTTTCTACCACTATGTCCGTCTTTTGTTCGGGCGGGGCAGTCTTATGTATGACTTTAGGTTTAACAGGTTCTGGTATTACTACCTCTTTCTTCTCAACTAAGGGGGAGTTTCTAGTAGACATCATAGTACGCCATCGTTTAGGCTGCATAGTGATCCATCCGTCCTCATGGAGCCGTTTTACGATAGCATGAATGGTAGACCTAGAGCTAACCCCAACTCGGCTCGCTATGGCTTCTAATGACGGTCCACAATGATTTTCCGCCCAATAGTCTTCTATTGACTCTAATACTAATAATTGCCTTGGTGTCATAACATCATGCTCACACTTAAGATTAATATAAAGGTTACTGCTATTATCTTTATCTCATCTCCATTATACATATATACCCCTATTCTCCGGTACCTTGAACGTTTCCCATACATTATACGAATATTAATAGTAAAAAAGCAAGAGGGCAAAAAAAAAGAAGGGGGGGGTATCTTGAAAATATTTGAAATTATTTGAGCAAATTAGTGTATACGTGAGCCTGTCGCAAAAAAACAAAAACAGGGGGGTCACGGGGGGTACGGGTCGCTCTGAAACCCTTATATGATAGTATTTCAGAGGCATTGTATAAAAATTGATCAGTCGGTACTCTAGGAAATAAAGAAATAGTCGTTATGGATATGTGGCNATTAAGTATTGAACGTTCAATATTTGTTCGCTGTGTAGGTACTATTCAGAATGTGGCAANGGGAGNGTNAGTATTTCTTCTAGCTTAGTCTCTATCTCATTGGCNACTTCTTCCGGTGTCCTGTCTTTGGTAGTTGTCTCTATCCTCTCNACGAATAGTCCAACGTCTGAAGTCTTGCCTAACAATTCAAGTGCCCTTATTCGTGATGACTCATTATTCGTGGGATTCAATGCTTCCTTCTGTAGCTGTTCCAATACGAGGTGTCTTAGAGAGAGTGCGCTAGCCTGTGCATACTCCTCCTTTCGCTTATATCCTTGCTTTAACCTTTGTGCGATCTTAGGGTTTGCTTTTAGCTTACTAGCTTCAACATGAATAGCACTATCCTTCATTCCTTTGGCATTGTACGCTGTTCTATACGCATCACTTGCTGAGTTGCCTTTTAGCAACTCCGCTATAAACCTTTCTTGTTTGCCTGTGAGTGGATGTATCTCTTTTACTTTGTCTTTGCTCATGTAACAAATTGTAGCTGTCCTACGGACAGTTTCAATACACCGGCATGAACAGACAGGCAACGTTCACAAAATATTCTTTGTCATTAGGGGTTGCACAATGTCACACGTTTTGCTAATATTCTCTTTGTCAGCGAGAACTGATTGCCCCAAAGGGGCATAACGAGGAAGAGTTAGCATCCTTCTTGCCGGTTCACTACCTAACTGACAGGCTTCAAAGCCTAGAGTCCGAAAGACAAGGTAGCGTGGGACAAGTATCGCCACCCACGTTAAAGAAGGGAACTTCAGACAAGTGGCTTACATATCTTAGTCGAGGATATAGAGCGTAGGAAAGAACGAAACATTCAGAACTACCGGAGCAATTAAAATACGAGACATACATTTTAGGTCAGCAGATGAAACGCTGATTCGGTTATACGGAAAGCTTAGTATATGAAGAGAGACACAATAGCCAACATTAGTTGGCAGTCACGGTTCGGTGTGACGTGATACGGTTCTGATTGAACAGTCGGAAATATGATCGATAGGTTGAGTAATCGAGGGGCAAGTTACTGCGAAGGTAGCGAGAGAGAAGACGGATTCATTACGAGTCCGTTTCTTTGTGGGTATTTCAACGAGTACCCACAAAGAAGCGAAGTGCTTCAATTAATTATTTAGGAGATAGTCAATATGAAAAAAGAGAAAGTAGTTGTTTCAAGAATTTTTGAATACGGAAAAATCCTTGAGAATAGATTTAAAGATGCTTTGTTTGCTGTAGACGGTTCGGTTGTCAGACAAGTTGAAGTTGACAGATGCAGAGCAGAGATTGCTACCTATAACAAAATGGTAGATTTGCTTCAAGGTAATCCAATAAACAAATATGACACTAGACCGGACAGTTATTTTGTCAACGCTAAAGTGAAAGATTTAAGACCAATAAATACAGAGTTGTTGATTGATGCTGTCGCACAGTCGGCAGAAGATCATAAAAGAACAATGGCATTCTTTGATGCCATTAATAAGGAGGTGAAGATTAGCGGAAAAGTTATTGCAGAGAGAATGAAAGGCAATATAACTATGGAGCCTTTTGCAAAAAGAGTCGCCTGTTTGGAAAACGTAACAAGGGATGATTTAGAAAATTTATTACCGGATTATGTTTCCGGAGGGCTTATAACAAAATTATTTAATGAGGAGGTTAAGTAATGTCTACAAGATGTTTAATAGGGTACCAAAAAGAAAACGGAGAAGTTGAATCTGTTTATTGTCACTTTGACGGTTATCTATCGGGTGTTGGTAAAATGCTCGTTGATAATTATGTTTCTGAAAATAAGATACAGGAATTAATAATGGGTGGAGACTTCAGCAGTCTAGAAAAAGATATTTCTGATATTAGATATTATGGCAATAAGCCTAGATTCTATAACAGCGAATACCAATTTGTTGATGATGCAGACCCCTTGTACCACGAATATTTATATAAGTTTGTTTCGCATGATGCTAACAATAAGGCTAAAGGTCGTTGGCAAGTATCACGGGGAAAATCAATAGAAGTTGAAGGCGGATATAAAAAACTCGCTTATTACTATACTGAGTTTACTACTCTTGTGAGTGAAGGGAGTTAATCATGGCAGAGTTTGAACATTTATTTGATGATATGGAACTCTTTTTTGAAGAGTTGGAAGCTTTAAGAGTTTCCGGAATTATGAATATGTACGGTGCTCCCAAATGGCTTGAGGAAAATTATGATCTCAGCCGGAAGGAAGCTGTCTATGTATTTAAGGCATGGGTTGAATTTAAAGAGGAGGAACAAAAAAAACTACTGATGTGCTAGTGAGATTCTAGCGAAACAGATTAAATAGATTCATAGTCTAGCCCGAAAGGGTTCTGTCTAGTTGTTGGACGTTTGTATATTGAACGTTCAATATTTGTTTCAATATAGGAGAGCAATTATGCAAACATATATCAAACCTTCAGAACTAAAAGGTAAACTAGAAACGTTGATATCTTTACAGAAACCAACGTTCATTTGGGGGGCTTCCGGAATCGGTAAGTCAGAGATTATAGCGAAGGTAGCGGAGAAGCTAGACTACAATTTAGTTGATGTCAGAGTTTCTTTGTTAGACCCTGTAGACCTGAGAGGTGTACCTAGTGTTGAGAACGGTGTCACTAAATGGAATCCTCCGGTGTTCTTGCCACAGGAAAACGACAAGCAATCAATCTTGTTCTTGGACGAATTACCACATGGTAGTCCTAGTGTTCAGAATGCTTTGTTTCAGTTGATCAGAGACAGGCAGATTGGCGAGTACAAGTTACCTGATTCAACAATCATTCTTGCCGCCGGTAACAGAGTATCGGACAGAGTAGGTGCTAACAAAATCAACGGTGCACTTGCTAACAGGTTCGTACACTTATCACTAGAAGCTGATGTTAATGATTGGGTTAGTTGGGGTCAGTCTGAAGGCAACATAGACCCTAACGTTATCGCCTTTATCAGATACAGACCGGAGTTGTTATTTGACTTCAACAAAGACTCGGTTGCTTGGGCTAGTCCTAGATCGTGGGAGTCTGTTTCGGATATTGTCAAGGCAGACAGTAACGGTATGGTCGTTAACGCTCAAGACCAATCACTTATTGGTGGTACGGTTGGCGAGTCAGTTGCGGTTGAGTTTTGTGCATTCATGGGAATGGTCAACAGTCTTCCGGATGTTTCAGAGATTATCAAAAATCCTGAGACTTACGAAGTCTCAGAAGACCCTTCTGTTTTGTACGCTTTAACCGGTGCATTGGCTTCAAGGGCAGATGCTAATAACTTTGATGCAATCATTACCTACATGACTAGAGAGGAAATGAGCAACGAGTTTGCGGTTCTTTGTGTCAAGGATGCAATCACTAGAAGCCCTAAGTTAACGAAAACTAAGACCTACGTTGATTTTCTTAACAAGTATCAACACATAATGTAAGGAGTAGATATGTTATTAAATGAAAAGGCTATCTTGGTTAGCCCAATAATCAAGAAATGGAATCCACGTAAAGTTGACAAGGCTTTACGTGATGCTGTCGCTAGTCAGTACGGTGTCAATTCTAAGGTGTTGAGTACGTCTAAGAAATTAGTTGCTCTCAATGAGGATGTTTTCGGTAGGATAGAGACCGTAGACAAGCAGATTAGGAATCATTGTTTCTATTCTGTCGGTCAAGGGTGCACCGGTTTTTGTGTGCCCTATGACTACAAAGGGAAACATCTTTTACCTACGGAGTTGGCAGATTCTTTCAAGGCTAGGTTCAATGAGTATGCAGACAAGAGGGAAAGGCTTGTTAAACAAGTTGTCGATTCTTGGGATGTTATTGTTGAAAGTGCAAAGGAAGAGTTGAAAGACTTGTTTGATGCTGAAGACTATCCCACAAAAGAGGAGATAGCGAGTAAGTATGAATGCAGATATGTTTCTGAGACTCTACCAACACAAGCTTACGTTTCAGANATTGAAGACCCTAGACACGGTGTTTCAGAGTCGGATGTAGTCGAGGTTCAAAGNAGAACTAAGTCTGATGTTGAACTTGCTACTGAGACTGCAACAAGAAACGTTAGTGTCTTGTTGACTCACTTAACAGACTGTCTTAAGAATGACAAAACTTTCAGAGATAATTCTTTCGACAAAGTTAAGAATGCTATCGAGTCTTTTAGTGCTTGGAACTTCAACAACAATCCGGAACTTGCAGAGGTAAGCAACATTCTTACAGATGCAGTATCTACTATTGATAGCGCAGATGTTCTTAGAAAAGATTCTACAAAGGTTGATGAATTTGTAGAAGCTTCAGATAAGGCTTCTGATATTTTAAATAACTTGGACGGTGTAATATGAAAACAGCAGAGCAGTTAATGACACAGGCTAGAATAAGGTTGATTGATAAACATCCTTTCTTTGGCAACACAGCTATGAAGCTTAAGTTGATTGAAGACTCTAGCATTTCAACAATGTGCACAGACGGGAAGGTTATCAAATACAATCCTGAGTTTGTAGAGGAAAACATCATGGCTCACAATGTCGGTGTTCTTGCTCACGAAGTTATGCACGTTACAAATGGGCATCCTTTAAGAAGAGGTAAGAAAGATCACAAGCTGTTCAATGTGGCTTGTGATTACGCTATCAATCCTATTCTTGTGGACGGTGGTTTCGTTCTTCCGGAAGGTGCATTACTTGATCTTGCTTATCACGGTATGAGTGCTGAAGAGATTTACTCTTTACTGCTTGATGAATACGAGCAAGACGAGGGAGACTCCGGCGGTGACGGTGAAGGTGAAGGAGAGACTTCAGACGACACAGGTGAGGGTGACGGTGACGGTGACGGTGACGGTGAATCGGGTGAGTCCGGTGAGTCCGGTG